AAGAAAGCTCAGATCTACTTCAAAGCACCGGCTACACAAGACGATCTCGGTCAATGGATAAGCGGCGGCTACTATCCGATAAGTGGGTTTTCTCTGTGGTGTTATGCAAGACAAAACTCGCAGAGTCTCGGCTTTTCTGCCGGCGTAGCCTACATAAACGAAGAAAGTCGCTTTTTCGTATTCAATTACAACGAGCACATAGAGCAAGGCGCTTTAATCTGGTATAAAGAGAAGTGGTTTACTATCCAGAGGGTAGACACAAGAGACGACTATCTCGGCGATATGTTTGTATACGCAGACGATACGCCCAGAGGGGATATACCGAAAGACGTAAACGACTACGACCCGACGAAGCTTTAATACATGAGACCACAGAAGAGAGCTACCACTACGGCGGCTCTTTTCTTTTTGCTATTATTCGTATTACTCGTATTACTGTATTTATTATTGACATATACCAAAGAGCAGAGTATATTATAAGAAGAGTGGCTCGGTACTCGAAAAGAAAGAGAGGTAATACAATGAATACAGATAATACCAGAGATACCGAGCGTATAGCTTTTCACAGGGCTTTTGAAGTGTACGACAAGATAGATACCGCAAGTCTTACGCTTTCGACCATACCGCACGTTATAGAGCTTCTTATAAGCAATTATAAGCTCGATAATGCAAGTCTGGACGACGGCGAGTGCTTCGATCTTGTAATGGGAAGAGATAAGATATACCAAGTCTTATGGCTTACTCAGCGTACTATATGGGATTTTGAAGAGAAGCTTAAAGAGATAGGCTTTGAAGAGTTTAAGAAAGGCTCAGAAGCCACCACAGAAACGACCAAGTAACCGTAGTATATAACTATCCGAGCCACTCTTAATTATAGCAGAAATACGCAGAAAAAGGAAGAAAGAGAGGTAAAAGAGTGAGAGTAATTACTTTACTTAACCAGAAAGGCGGTACAGGAAAGACGACGACGGCTATAAACGTCGGTGCGGCTCTTTCTCGCTGTGGTTTCAAGTGTCTACTTGTAGATATAGACCCACAGGGTAGCTTAAGTCAGAGCGCCGGCTTCGACGATCTATACGAGACGGATATAACGACGTACGAAGTACTTACCGGCTCAGACATCAACAAAGCAATAAAGACGAAGCGTATAAAGGACTCTTACGACGTCCTACCGACCGATATACGGCTCAGTAGCGCAGAGATAGAGCTCGTAAACGCAGATAATCGTAACTACCTACTTAAGAACGCTTTTAAGAAGCTTAAGAAGAGCTACGACTATATTATCATAGACTCGCCGCCGGCTCTTAATATCTTTACGCTTATGGCTCTTACGGCGTCTACAGAAGTAATTATACCAGTACAGGCGCAATATTTACCGCTTAAGGGCGTAGCTCAGCTTAGAGATACCGTAGAGCTCGTAAAAGAACGCTTTAACCCAGATCTCGAGATAGGCGGCGTACTTCTTACTTTCTACGACGAGAGACGTAACTTAGATAAAGACGTACTCGAAGCACTCGAGCAAGCTTTCGACGGTAAAGTTTTCGAGACGAAGATAGCGCAAAATACCAAGCTCGCAGAAGCGCCAAGCTACGGAAAAGACGTTATCGACTACAGTATCAATAGTAAAGGCTCGGTACAATACCGAGAGCTCGCAGACGAAATTATAGCGAGACAATGAGACCACAGAGAAGAGGTAGCTATATGAGAGAAGACCAAGCGGTAATAACGAGAGGACTTAACGACGACATAGCAGAAGACGAGACTCTCGCTAAAGAGGTAATAGACGCTTACCGGCGCTTTAAGCTCGGCGACTGGGGTATCACTTGCGAAGAAGACGCAAAGCTTAACGACGAAGCACTCGAGGACGGCGTAAGTCGCATAGTAGCCAAGTACGAGACCAGTAAGAAGCCTATCTTTATTATCAATAGCGACGAGCCCTACGATACAGACGAGAACGGTAACGTAATAGTAAAGCGTATTACAACGCTTATGTATTGCGAAGAGTACTAAGAAAGAGAGGTAATAACATGAGTAAAATACTCGGCAATAATCCATTATTAAAAGGCGAGCCCAAAGTAGACGAAGCCGGCTTTACTGAAAAGGATCTACAGACGATCCGAGAGACCCAGACCGACGCAGACGACTTTACTACGGCGAGCTTCAAGATCCGTAAGACTCACTTAAAGAAGCTCAGAGACTACGCCTTTACTAACAGACTCGAGCAGAAAGAAGCGCTCGACCAGATACTCGGCTCTTTTTTGGACGCTATAGACGATAGCGAGCTTATGGAATACCCAGAGAAGCCAAAGAAGACCAGAAAGAGAGGGTAAGAGATGATAAAACTCGAAAAAACTACCGCTTACACAGTAGACGAAGTAGCCGAGATCTTACACCAATGTAACGACACAGTACGCCGGTATATACGTACTGGGAAGATTAAAGCTAAGAAAATCGGTAGAGCTTACTATATAACCGATACGGCTCTCGAAAAATTTGTAAGCGCAGATGATACCACAGAAAGAGAGTAGACTCTATGATTATAAACTTTACAGACGAAGAGCTTAAAAAGCTTCACGCTATAGAGGACGGCTACGACAAGCTTCTAAAGGATCTCGAAGCCAAGATACGAAAGCTCAGACCAGACGAGCCCAACTTCGACTTATTCGGTAGAGAAGATATAGCCAAGCTCGAAGAGCAAAGACCACCGGCGCCGCCTATGCCAGAGCCTATGGAATACCGAGACAATATAAACGGTAGAGACCATGTACCGATCTATCGTAAAGAGGATCTCGAAGCCTACCATAATAGCCCAGAGTACTTAGCTTATATAGCCGAAAATAAGCGTATAACGGACGAGATAGACACTATCTATAATACGTGGCTTAACGCCGGCTCTAAGAAATGGAGAGAAGCAAGCGAGCGATATACAGAGCTCGAGCACGAGAAAAGCCAAGCGATAGAAGACTTTATAGACAAAATCGAAGACGAGCACTTTAACGCTCTCTCAGATCCGACGGCAATACTCGAAGACGCTTATAACCAAGTAGAGCAACTTATCGTAAACCGCTACAACTACTACGACCGTATGAACCAGAGCGGCGACTTCTCAGCCCGAGACGTAAGAGCTCTCGACGACGGACGCTTTAGGCTCGATACCGCAGAGACGAAGCGTATAATACTCGGCGCAATAGAGCGGCATATAAAAGCACTACCCGAGGATCTTAAACAGGATCTCGACGAGTATATCGAGAGAGCACTCTTAGCGAGCCCATTCGTAAGCGATACCGGCGTACTTTTCGCTCTGGTAAAGAAGAGAGAAACACAAGAGACCACAGAAAAAGGACTCTCAGCGATCCGACCGAGAGACTACAAGAGACCCAACACTAAGCCGCATAACCTGTTATTTAATAATGAGCTTACTACAGATAACCCGAACTACTTCGAGCCTGTAGGACTCAATAAGCAGAAGAGCGTAATAGTATACGCTAACTTCTTACCGCCGCAAGCCGTAAGTGAGCTCGGCTTAGATGACTACGACGAAAGAGTATACGCCGCCGTCGGCTCGTGTCTTTTTGCCGGTAATCAGTTTATACCCTTTTCTATGTTATATAACCGTGGCGTACTGGGCTTAAGCCCTAAAGAGAGAGGTAGAGAGATAACGCCCAACATAGAGAAAGATATTATAACGAGTCTCTCGAAATTTGACGGACGTATAACAATTACTAACGACCCTACCGGCGAGCTCAGTAAAAGAGATCCCGACTTTAAGAAAGAGGTAATTAACGAGCCGCTTCTCTTCTACCAGATCCGAGAAGAAACGGTACACGGTCAAGTAACGAGAGGTATCGCAATACCGAGCGGCTATATTCCTGTAGGCTACAGATACGGCGAGCTTAACGGTAACGAGATACTTACAGACCGTATAGAGAGTATTCACGTAGACGGCTTAAACTATAGCCGAGACAATATAATAATAGCTAATGCTACTTATAAGCGAGTAAAAGAGATACAGTACCACAACGACCAGAAGAGATATAGCCGAGAGCTACCAGAGAATAAACGTACGATCACTTACGAGTATATAGCTCAGAGGGTAGCTAATGAGCAAAGCGGCAGCAGTACTACAGAAGAGAAGAAAGTCTTCGCAAGTATGAGCCCGACCGAGCGTAACCGGCTTAAGAAGAAGATAGACTCGTGTATGAAGAGCTACCAAGCTTCTGGACTCTTCGACCGATACGAGCACAAGAGAGACTCTACAAAGAGCTTCTACGCCGTAGTAATCTACTTTGAAGAGAAGACTAAGAAGCTCAATACACATAAATCTGGTAGTTAAATACACATAAATCTGGTAGTCGAAGACTTACGGAAAGTTGTGTATCGGACTTACAGAAACCTGTGTATCGGACTTACGGAAAGTTGTGTATTCAGACTTACGGAAAGTTGTGTATCGACGAAACGGCGAAAACCCTTATAAATACTGGGCTCAACCGCTATATCTTGTGGTGATTATACTATGATTATACTAAGTATACTGATTATAGGCGACTACGACGCCGCTATAATTTCATTACGGCGTCTACGTCACATCATAGAGACATGAGACCACAGAGAAGACCAGACTCTCTCAGATCCCGAAAAGGGGTAAGGGCGATAAGATTTTACTAAGCGCTCTGGAGAC